ATGGAAGCTGTCCTTAAGGGTAAAGCAGCGATCCAAGACATGCAGATTAAGGGTGCTCAGGCACAACAGAATATGGCCACACAGGCCATGCAACACCACCAGAGCTTGGTGCAACAACATCAAACTGGTCAACAAACGCTCCGACTAAAAGAGCAACAAGCCAAACAACAATCCAAAGGGGATGTAAAGAATGAGTCTAGTAAGTCTAGGTGAGTTTCAAGAGTGGAAACAAAACGTAGTTACCAAGGCGTTTATGCAGGCAGCACAGGAGCGTATCTATGACGCTATGCAGGTGCTCTCTGTACAAGCCGGGATGGATAGTGTACAAGACAACTACCTCCGTGGTTTGATTACAGCCTACAGGGAACTGGCGGATTTTCGTATTGATGATCTCGTTAATATGGAGGCCGAATGATTATCCCTCTATTGCATGGCATTCTAATTAAACCAGATAATGTCGAGAAGAAGACTGATGGTGGTATTATTATCCCAGATATGGTAACAGAAAAAGAGCGTAAGGCTGTTGAATATGGCACCGTAGTACGTACCGGTCCACGAGCATTCATTGATTATGGTAGATCACCAGACATCCTTAGTGCCGGAGATCGAGTTTCTTTTGCTAGGTATGCTGGCAAAGAAGTGCGTGATACAGATGATGCTGTATATCTTTTAGTAAACGATGTAGATATTTTATGTCTAGTGACGGAGAATGTAGATGAGTGAAGAAAACACCCAAGTTCAGGTAGAAGAACACGTTGATGCACCCGCAGTAGAACAACAGGAACAACAATCAGCACCAGCGGATTCCCATGAGGAACAAGCTCGTGAACAAGGTTGGCGTCCAAAAGAAGAGTGGGATGGCGATCCAGAGAAATGGCGTCCTGCTAAGGAGTTTGTTGAGCGAGGTGAGCTTTTTGGTAAGATTGATTCCATGGGCAAAGAACTTAAAGAGACCCGCAAGGCTCTTAAGATGCTACAGGATCACCATACTAAAGTAAAAGAAACCGAGTACAATCGAGCCGTAGTTGAATTGAAGGCTCTGCAAAAGAAGCATCTAGAAGAAGGCAACTCAGATGGTTATCTAGAAACCTCAGAGCTTCTCACAGATCTTAAGGCAGAGCAGAAAGCTCGTGAAGTTGCAGCAGAGATGACACCACAACAGCCACACCCAGACTTTGTTAGTTGGGTCAATAGCAATAAGTGGTACACCGCTGATGTAGAAATGCACGATTATGCCGATGCAGTGGGCCAACGATATGCCAGCAATAATCCTGGTATTGACCCCAACGCAGTTCTCAACTTTGTTTCAAAACAAGTTCGTAATCGGTTTAAAGAAAAGTTTCAGAACCCCAATAGGGGGAAGCCTTCACCAGTAGAAGGGTCAAACGACACAAGACAACCCAAACAGGACTCTTTTAAGATGTCTGATGAGGAACGCAAGGTAATGAATACCTTTGTTCGTACAGGTGTTATGACAGCAGATGACTATATTACACAAGTAAAAGCCATGAGAGGTGTTAAATGAGTAGAGTACAAGAAAAGCGTGTAGCACGCAAGCCAATGTTTCAACGGGGTCCACAGAGTATCACTGGCGATAAGGACCCAGATTTCGAGTACCGCTTTGTTAACGATACCGGTAGTCGAGTAACCAACTTCCAATCCGCTGGTTATGAACTCGTCCAAGATGAGTCCATTGTGGTTGGAGATTCTCGTGTTTTTGACCCCTCGGATTTGGGATCTGCTAAATGTGTTACCAGTAATGATGGAACTAAATCATACCTAATGCGTATTAAAAAGGAATGGTACAAGGAAGATCAGACTGCGAAACAATCACAGATCGACGAAACTGAGAAGGCAATGAAAACCGATGCCTCCCGTGCTTCTGATTACGGTTCATTTAAGGTGAACTAATAACAACTAAACACGGGGAGCATCTCAATAATTCTGAAAGGAAATAAAGAGTATGGCTAACATCTCTAAAATCTCTGGCTTTAAGCCAGTAAAGCATATTAGTGGCTCCCCCTATTCTGGTCAAGCTAACATTTATGCCGTAGTCAGTGGTACTAAACTAGTCCCTGGTGACTTGGTTAAACTGACTGGTGCTGCATCACAAAATGGTATCGCAGAAGTCTCTGCCGCTACCAATGATGCCGCCGTTCTTGGTGCTGTTGTTGGCGTTGTTCCAGCAAAGATGGACCCTGTAACTGGTCGTATGTCTGGTGGTTCTATTTCACTAGACACTCCTGTATCCGTTACTGGTGGCGCAACTGCTGCGTATGTACTCGTTGCAGATGCACCAGACATTGTTTATGAGGCCCAGAAAGCTACCTTCTCTGCTACTGACGTAGGAACCGCTGGTGGTTTCGACTTCACTGGTACTGTTGGTGGCGATGCTGTTACTGGCACCTCCTCTTTCGCTATTACTGACACCGCCACTGGCGTTGTTCAGGTTCTCGGCCTAGTTCAGCGTGTTGATAATGAGTCCGGCGCATATGCCAAGGTACTCTGCCGCATCACCAATAACAACTTCGCCCTATAATTAGGAAAGGATAAATAATGTCAGGCATTATCACTTCTAGCTCGTTTGCTAAACTTCTCTGGCCAGGTCTAAACTCCATTTACGGTAAGGAGTATGCAGACTATCCCGTTGAATGGGACAAGCTCTTCGAGAAGAATTCCTCTGATCGTGCATACGAAGAGGATCTCGGTCTAAGCTCATTCGGTCTTGCTTCAGTCAAGAACGAGGGCGCTCCAATCACTTATGACTCAGAGCGTCAAGGCTTCACCTCACGGTACAACCATGTTGTGTATGCACTTGGTTTTATCATCACCCGCGAAATGTATGAAGATGACCAGTACGGTAAAGTCGGTGCCCAAAAGGCAAAGGCTCTTGCCCGTTCTATGCGTCATACTAAGGAAATCGTTGGTGCTAACATTTATAACCGTGCCTTCGCTGGTTCTGGTTTCCTAGGTGGCGATGGCAAGACCCTACTTGCTTCCGATCACCCCAATGTAGCTGGTGGTTCTTTCTCCAACGTCATTGGCACTGCTGCTGACCTGTCCGAAGCTGCTCTTGAACAAGCCGTTATCGACATCGCGGGTTTCCGTGATGATCGTGGTCTGCTCATCGCTGCTAAGCCAGAGAAGCTCGTCATTCCTTACCAACTCCAGTTTGAAGCTAAGCGGATTCTTGGTTCTGATGGTCGTGTCGGTACTGATCTAAATGATCCTAACGTCCTCAAGGATATGGGTATCTTTAGTAATGTCATTACCAACCACTACCTCACAGATGCAGATGCTTGGTTCATTCTAACTAGCGTTAAGGATGGTCTCAAGTACTTCGAGCGTCGTGGCGATCAGTTCGAGATGGACAATGACTTCGATACCGAGAACGCTAAGTACAAGGCTACTGCTCGTTACTCTTTTGGCTGGAGCGATCCACGCGCAATCTATGGTTCGGCTGGTGCCTAATTAACTCAATAGGGGCTTCGGCCCCTATATAGAAAGGAATTAATTATGGCAGCTTATGGTATTGGTCCAGCAGGTGTAACTACTATTACACCAGCAGCACGGGACCCGTATGTAAAGATGGGTATTCTAGAAGTAGCAGACGGTTCTACCGGATTTGCCGCTTTCGGTCTACCGAAGTACGCTGTGGTTGTTGGTGTCTACGCAATCTCAGCAGGTGCAAATACAACCCAAACTATTAACGTCGGTTTCACAAATGGTGGTGTTGAACTTGTTGATACTTATGCACCGAACTCCACAGGTTATGCCGCGATTGGCGGTACTGATACTGGAGCATCTGTAGGTGTTCAACTAACATCAGATAAGACTGTATATCTCAAGGCTAGCGCAACGCTAACCAGTCGGGTTATTGTCAAGGTGGAATACATCATCCCACCACAAGGTCTGAGTCTGTAACATACTCATGAGAGTATAACCCATAGGGGGTAGATTGTGTAACAGCAGTTTACCCCCTATTTTTTTTGAGGTAACAAATAATGCGTCCACAAGTAATAAGCAAGACAGGTACAGGAACAACGGCGTGGATTCCGGTAGATTATAAACAAAGTCCATTCAACGTAAGTCTTGGTGCTGTTGTCAGTGACACAATCACTTATAATATTGAACATACCTTCGATGATGTGTTTGATACTACAGTTACTCCTACAGCTTTTATTCATTCTGTGCTTACTGCACAAACGACGAATAAAGATGGTAACTATGCTTTTCCAGTACGAGCCATTCGCATTAATAATACAGCCGGAACGGGTTCGACTACACTAACGATTCTTCAAGGACTCCGATAATGAATCTACAAGATGTTGCTAACTTTCTAGATCTTGTTAATAATCCAGAAAAATATAACAAGGTGCTTAAGAATCTACAAGAGGAACAAGGCCGCTTGAATGCTGCTATTGAAACCGTTGGTAAGGCTTCAGAGCTAGATCAACTACGCAAGCAAGTAGAGAAGGAACAAGAAGAAAATAAGGCTACCTTTGAACGTACTGTTAAGGATGCCGAGACCCGCCTAGAGCTGCGCTTTTTGGTAGCGGCAGATGCACAGAAATCCGCTGATGCTACACTAGCAGAAGCTAATAGCCTTCTTATTGAATCACAGCAAAAAGAACAACAAGCTAAAGAACTGGCAGCTTCCTTTGAAGGACGTGATAAAGCTCTTCGTGCTAATGAAGAATTAGTTAAACAACGACAAGCTAAGTTGGATGGTCTCATTGAAGAGTACAACGAGAAGGTCGCCAAGCTCCGTGCAGTGATGGCTTAATATGAGTGTCTCTTCTGTTGTATCACTTGATACGACATACGCCATTAGGGTTGATGATGCTTCATCCACTGTGACGTATGTGGGTGAGGCAGCAATTAAAAGTCCAGAAGATGCAGCAGTATGGCGCATTAAGAAACTCGAAACACTAAGTACTGTCTTATCTATTACATGGGCAGATGGTAATCAAATGTTTGATAATGTTTGGAATAACCGAGCATCATTAGCATACTCATAATAATACAACACAACAGGAGTAGTTATGAAAATTAAAGTATTGAACACATTCATGGATGGCCGTGATCGTTTCTCGAAAGATGAAGTTCGGGAAATTCCTGATGAAACAGGACTGCGAGCAGTAGCAAACGGTTGGGCTGAAGACATGGCCGGACGAGTGGCAACTGGAAAACCAAAGCAGGCAACCGCCGATCTTGTGGTTGATAAAGTAACTCTTGGAGTAGGAGACAGCAATGGCTAAATCTGTACATGATGATGTGCTTGACGGGGCGTTCGACGTTCTTGACCAAGCGAACCTGATGATTGCCTGTTCGGCGCAACCTACGTCGCGCACTGAGGCAGTGACGACCTACGCCCTGGCTGATGTGGCGATGACGGTGAATACGGACTACACCAAGGCAAACGGTGATGTTAGCGGCCGCAAAGTCACAGTCGCTGCCAAATCCACGGTGCTGATTGACACCAGCGGAACAGCAACGCACGTAGCACTCGTGGATGGTACGCGACTGCTCTACGTCACGACCTGCACCTCGCAAGCATTGACGGCTAATGCCTCAAATACAGTCAATTTCCCAGCTTGG